GCCTTTTAAGGTAAATGTTTTTACAAATCTATTATCTTCATCAAACATACTTGTAATATCACTTGTTATTTCTTTAACATCACTCCATCTCATTCTCATTACATCTCTTAAAGGTATAACGCAGAATATCTCTATCATTTTCTGTGCAACAAACGTTTCATCTTTATTTGACTCTTGGATTTTTAAATATCTTTGATATTGCTCTAAAGTTATTTCATTAAGCGATTCAGGGATTTCTATATCTACTTTCATAATTATATAACGTAAAAAAAAATGATTTTAACGAATAGTATATTTACCACTATTCGGGTTTTGTAATTGATAGCCTACGCTGTATCTAATTGCGTCAATAAGATGATTATATGCGTCAACAGGTGTATTTGATTTTCGCTCTAGCCACCTGTAATTATTTAGCTCTTTAATTAAATTTGTACTATCAGGACTAACTACTAAGTCGTAGTCTTGCAATAATGATATACCATAAGTAATACTGCCCTGCCCTTTAATTGATGGCTTTATATTACACCCTTTAGATCGTATTTCACTTATTAAGCGCGGCTCTGCGCTATCCCCAACTATTAAACAGTCTTTAGCATGTTTAAGATTAAGCTGCGCTATTTCAGATGTTGTAAGCCGTGGTAAGTAAAAACATTCTTTTAAATATATTGTTTTATTTGCTGTGTCTATGTTTGTTTCAACAAGCGTACTTTCATCAGAAGCAAAACCATAGTCTTGCCCAAATACACTTACACCTTTCTTTTTAAACTCGCCTATAGTCCAATTAGTAAATATTACACCTTCTGCTTTACTCATCCATGCACCTAGCATTTGTTGTTTATACTTTTCAGGCCTACGCTGTTTCATTTGCTCTATCTGCTCTATGTAACTTTTTGATAGGTTGTCAATGTTATCTAAGTATGTAGTGTGTATATAAGTGGTGTTATCTTTTTGCGTATTGCTACCTTCTTGAACACCTTTGTCTTCAAAGAAACGCGTATATACAAAATGCTCTTTAGTTGTAGGGTTAAGTATTAAGATAACTCTGTTTTGTTTACCCTGTTGTCTTACAGATAAGTCAATAGTATCAAATTTTTGCTCGTCTGTTAGTTCCTCTGCTTCATCTACTACCCATGTGGTAATACCTGTAAGTGATTTAAGGTTTGCTGTTTGATCGCCTGAGCTTGTCTTGATACCTCTAAATATTATTTTGCTATTTGAGTGTTTGTTTATTATTTCGTCTTTGGTAATATGAAAATCACCAATACAATCCATTAGCTCTAACTTTTCTATAAACTCGGGGATAATAGATATACGAGCGGAGGTTAATGTATATCTTGTAAATAAAATTGTATGGCCTTGCTCATAAGTAAGTAACACAAGCAACGCATTAATTGAAAAAGACTTTCCAGATCCCCTGCCTCCTGTTACAACAAAGTATCGACTTTCATCTGTAGATATAGGCAGGTATTTCTTATGTATATTAATCGACAAACTTAATTAAGTCCTTAAAGTTTATATTTAATCCCTCAGATGAATTTATATCCATACTTTCTTTTGGCTTACCGTATCGGTAACTTAAATATAATTGTATTGCCCGCATATCGCCTTTAGCCACGAGTTTACCTAATTGTGATAATGCTTCGTTACTATCTATAATCGCGTCTAAGCGTTCTACTAATTTAGCTTCGTCTGCTTTTGGTTTTCTACCTGCGCCTTGTCGTGCTCCTCCGTGCATTTTGAAAAAACTTGATTATTCAAGTATATAACGAATTTATTTTGAATTTTGTACACCTTTTAATTTTTGTATTTCTTTGGCTAATTGATTAACCATTAGATACAAGTTTGTGGTTGTTCTTTCTAATTGCTCAATCTTTTGTGCTTGAGTCCACTTCTTTTTTTTCATTTAATTGTTTTTCATATAGTACGCAATCATTACATTGAAACACACAACGCGAGTAACTAAATTCATCGTCAAGGCATATAAAGTTATTTGTTGCCATCTTCATAACCTTTTAAATATCCTATAAACCAGAAAAAAGCACATAGCACTATGGTTGTTATAAATCCGCTAAAGTCCATATATAATATCATTCTTGTGATATTGCATTTGCATAATATATTGTTGCTGGGCGATCTTTATGTTTCATTTTAAAGCCTATTAACATTGCTTCTAAACGCTCTTTAACAATTTCCCTATGTTCTTTAGGTACTTGATCAACTAATGTGTATAAAGGATTCTCTATTGTTTTTGCAATTGTTTCTATTGGCTTGTCTTTAACGTTATAAAATGTATTATATATTTTATCAAAGTCACTTTTAAATTCTTTATCATATTTATAATAATGAGAAAACCTATTAAGATGATGTAAAACTGTTGCGTGGTTTTGTTTAAACGCTTCTGAGATATGCCTTTTAATTACTTGCTGATCGCGCATTATTTTATAAGCCATCATTCTACCTCTTACTATTTTATGCTTACGATTATTTTCAGTTATATCTACACCTAAGTGTTTTAATATAATTTTTTCTAATCTTACTTTAATATCTTTTGTATAAGTCATAATGTTCCTTTTATTACATACTCGTTTAACTCTTGCTCTTTGTTTATAAAATATGTTTCATAAACTTTTAAAGCATATTCTAACTTTGCTTTTCCTGATTCAAAAAACTCTTTACTTACATCATAATATCCTAAATCACCTGTGGACTTATCAATTACAAAAAAGAAGAATGAGTCGTAAGGTATTTGAAATAATGAACAATAAATATAAACTTGAACATCGTAACCATATTTTTTTGCAGCGTAAGGGAACGCTTTAAGATCATTTGTAGATTTCAAATCAGCTAAATAATTAGTGCCCAAAATATCTGCTTTAGCTCTAAAAGGATAACCATGTAATATATCAAACGATGGCTGTTCTAGTTTAGCGTCTCGTGTTAATTGTTGCCATATATCATTTTGCAACAATGCGTCTACTATATACATTGCCTTATCATATTCTTTACGTGTATATACAAATTCAGCACTACCAACTTCTTTAACTTTATCTTTAAATTTTTTAGTAACTGCTGATTGAACTTCTACTATATGGCATAATGAGTCTAGCTTTTCAGGCTCTAATGCGGCTAAGTGTATAAGCCTTCCGGTTTTAAACGCGCTTGAATCACTTTTAAAATTTAAACTCCTCGCGTAACTTTTAGGTGAATCTAAAAGATATTTAATTGACGACGAGCTTAAAGCGTATTTACCCAGCTCCCCATAATAAAAAGAGTCATCATACATTTTATTTAATAATACCTCTTTGTCGTATATATCGCCGTTTAATAATTGTATTTGCTCTTTTCTTTTGCTTTTAGCTGATATACTTTTTATTTCATTCACTGTTGACCAGCAAGTATCATTACCGTGAAAAGAAGCGTTAAGGCTTAAATAAAGTGCGTGTAATTCTTGCTCTGTTTTAAATACAAACTCATCTTTAGATATTTTTATTTTTATGCCTTTATGGTGTGTTGAATGTTACATGTTTCCATGATGGTTTTTTGGTTACTGTTCTCATTATTTGTTTTTTACAAAGGTTCCATTAATCATATCGCCCTCTCTATTAGAAATTTCTTTATATGCGTGGTCTATACAGTGCTCTATATCTACCCCACCTAATGCGGCTAAACTTGTAAGCACAACAACAGAGTCGCCTATTGCGTCTATAAATTCTTCTGTGTTATTTTTTAATATAGCTTGCGATAATTCTCCAACCTCCTCATATAGCTTTATCACTTGTGTTTTTTTATCGCCCTGCTCGTATATTCCGCGGGTTCGCGCCCATTCTCTAATTAATTCAAATTTGTTCATAATACTAATTCTGCTTTTATATACTCTCCGTGAGTATAATTATTTAATTTATAGTTATTATAATCTCCTTCTAATTTAGGCAAAACATAATTAACTTTATGATAATATAATTTTGCTAAATCAAAATGATTTTCATAAACATGAGCGTCGGCTAAATTCAATCCTAAAGTACTGGGTTTTAATTTTAATTCATTTGCTATTGTAATTAAAAACAATGCTCCTACAATTATATCATAAGGTAAACCTAAAAATAAATCAGAGCTTCTAAAATTCATACTCATATTTAATTTATCATTTGCACGAACAAAAGTAAATTGAGTATAGCAACATGGTAAAGCTTGTTCTTTTAAATCACAAGGGTTCCATAAGTTTATTATTGCTCTTCTTGAATTATTTAAAATTTCTTTTTTAACATATTCAACTTGATCAAACACACCATTAAATTTACGTATTTGATAACCATATACTTTACCTAATTTTTTATTTATAGCGAAATCATCCCACCATGTTATTTTATATTTATGCAAATATTCTAAATCTACTCTGCCTTCGTATATCCATTTAAATTCGGCCAAAGCTTTATTAAAAAATATTTTTTTAGAAGTAACAATAGGAAAACCTTCGGTTAAATTAATATCAAGTGTTTGATTAAAAAGCTTTTGAGTTTTTACTTTAGTTCTATTATCTGTAAGCTCACCATGTAATAAACAATTCATTAATAAAGCTTTGTAGTTTCTTTCAAAATTACTCATCGTACCCCCCGTTTTTATATGCGTCTAAAGCAGCTATATAACCAACACAGTCTAACATAGTATCTTTTTTAGTGTTATAGGCCATACGGCTTGTTTTAAGAGCTATAAGGCATTTATACATATCTTCTGTACTTATATCCTTATTTGTTAATTCAGAAGCAATACGCGCAGCTTTAGCTAATGATTCATTAATAGGCCCGTATTGCCGTTGCTTTTCTTCTTTACGATCAAAAATAATTTGATTTGCTTTTTTTAAAATATTCATCTTTGGTCTGCTTCAAAACAAGTTCCACTGCAATATTCTGCTAATCTCGTAACCTCTGTACCGCACATAGGGCAAGTATATTCAGGATCCTCATTATACTTTAGCCAGTCGCTATATTCCATATTTATTATTTTTTAAATTTTCTAACTCTTCCTCTACTCGTCTTGCACGCTCTACAGCTCTAATAACTGATTGGCGTTCCTCTCGTAAAATACGTTTAAAGCTATATCGTTCTAGCTCTAATTGATTAATATAAAAAACAAGTCGTAAAGTTGCTTCAGATATTTTTTGTAGTTCTTTATTGTCTGATTTCTTTTGCCAATTGCTGATTGTTTCTAAAATTTCAGCAGAATCAATCATATATTGCAATTGACCAAAATCCATACCAAACATATTATAATTCCTACAAGCCCTATTTGTGCATAGTCTATTTTCATAATCCAAAAAACTTTTTGGCTTTAGACCACCACACATTCTGGGTGTAATATAAGTTAAACTCCGCCTGAGTCATTACTTCTATCTTTTCGCCTTTGTTAACGATGTATAATCCTGTGGGTGTTATTTTAAAAACCATGCTCTTAGTATATAAGTTAATAATAAAATATCTAAAATTGCGATCCAAAAGCATAAAGCCATTAATGCAGTATACATTGTACCTTCAATGTTATTAAAGTAATTAATTAATTTTTTCATATAATAGTTTTAATGTTTATAAAAGGGGCTATTTAGCCCCCTCGTTTTCTCTTTTATGTTGCTCTATCACTATCTCTTTCAACAGGTCAATCGCAGTTTCATAAGCGCCATCGAGATGTTTGTCGCTTAACTTAGGTATATCAGATTTATTTATCATAATGTTTTAATGTTTAATACAAATATAATAAAAAATTGTTAATAAACAACTTTTTTTATTTATTTTTATATTGAACAGCGCAAACAGCAAGTCTTTGATCAATATTAGTATATTCTTTAACCATTGTAGGATCAGCCATACAACGAGTCATAAATTCTTTTCTATTCTCTTGTGATTTTGGTTTTGGTAACGGCATATTATTTATTTTAATTTATATATTTTATTTATTTGTGCTATCCACTCTTTAATAAGTTTAGGCGAACATGTGCAAGGCTCATGATATTTATGTGCATATAAATCAGCATGTAAAGCACATATAAGCTTAAATTCATTCTGGGTAAGTGTATTGCTTTTATTATTAAGAAAATCGTACCAGTCAATACTCTGTTGAGTAGTCATTTTACCCTTCGGCATTACGATTAATTTTTATGTTATTCCATTTTTCTCTGCGCTTATCACAGCCGCAGTCAGGATACATTTTCTTATATATATAACGTATTCCTGTATATTTTGTAAAGTAATAAACTAAATCTCCTAGTCCCATTCGATATTTTTTTTAATTATATTTTTTACATTTTTATATGTATTATATAAAGACGCGTAAGTTATATTTGTTTTACGCGCTAAATCAGCTATGCTAGTTCCATTCGATATTATTTCAAATACAGTACGATCATACCAAAATAAATTATTTAAAATATTATCCATGCTATTCATAGCTTTGCATATATTTTTATCTCTACTTTGTATTTCATCTTCAATATAGTTCTCTAAATTTTTTATATCAACTTTTATTAATTTACTTTCTTTACGATGTAAATCATAAAATAAAGTTTGTAAAGTTTTATATATATAAAAATAATTTATTTCATCTTTAAAATTAATATCTAAACCTTTATCAATTAGCGTTGATACTTTTAAATACATTTCTTGAACAATATCTTCTGCTATAGATTCCTTACAACCGAAAGATAATACGATTCTATGCCAATCATCATGCTTATCAGCAATTTTATCTAGTGTTGATTTCAAAATTTAAAATTTGTTTGTTCTTTGGTACTGTAAGTTACTAAATTTTTTCCATCTATTTCAAAACCAACATTATTCAATATACTTCTAAACTTTACAGGATCGTCTATTGGCGTAGGCTTATAGCCTAATTCTTGGTTTTTTACCTTAGCCGAATATAGATTAGAATATATCCAATCTGTTTCGTGATATATATATCTATGTATAATTAAAAAATCATCCGCGCGATTCATGCTCATACCCCCCATTTCACTATCTGAAGCCATAGGTGGTATAGGTTGATTTGCATAATAATGACCTTGTGGGTGTTTTTTTCTTAATGCTTCAGTAACAGCATGTATACATATCCATGTAGTAATATTATGCTGCTTGCAAAATATACGCATATCAGTAAGGCTTTCATAACTATACTCATACGAATTTGAGTTTTTAGGTATATCTTTTTTTAAGCTATTTAAAGGGTCTATTAAAAAACCCTGATAATCCCACGCTTTTTTTACGGCTGTTGCAACATTTAAAAGATCTTTATAAGTATATGCTTTTTCAGTATCTATAAATTTGAAATGATTAAATACCCAATCATATTGCTTTTTAAAGTCTTCAGTTTCAATTTGATTTATCGGCTTAC